ACATAAAAATCCAACCACATGAAGCAAAGGTCGTTAATATGCAGCATTGGACTACTATGGGTGGAGGGAAGTCAAAGAACCAATAACTTGGGCTACATGTTGGTACTTTAAAATCTTATCAGTTTTGTAAACTAGAAAAATCTAAGTTGCATTTTAAATAAGCTAAGAGGACCATAGGGCTCTTTCTTTGTCTTCCAAAGGTCAGATAGCGAAACAAAGTACAACACAGGTAGCTTTATAACTGATGTAATGGTTGAACTAAAAAGCCCTGTAATATTGGAGCAGAGACTGCGAAGTACTTTGTTTGCTAAGTAGTCTGTAGGTCGCATAAAGACTCAAAAGTTTCTATGGTCTTCTTAGCTTTGGTTCTTTGATACTGACGAAGCTCTATCCCTTTCAGGGCTAGGCAGGTCGCCAGTGTACCCTCCACCCATATATATATAATACTCATACAAAATTACAAAAAACCCATGTCAACCAGATAGCCTCAACCCTGTAACTTTCTAGTTTACAGTCGGGCTATAAAGTATATAAGGATTTTAGGTGTGGAGGAGGGGTTTTCTATAGAGGTCTTTGAAACCCCATAAGGGGTCAACTCAAAAGGTGTTGGTTGTTGTGGGGATACTATTGTACCCCGGGGGGCACTAAAGTTATTATAGTATTGAGAATCGATTTTGTCAATAGACTTGACAAATTTATTTACGACTATATACTAAGATAATGGCAATATTACCAACAGTTGCTAATGAAACTAAAAGGCAACTAACAGAAAAACAGCAATCCTTTTTAGACTACCTAGTAGAAACACAAGGAGACGCTAAACAGGCTGCCGAGTTGGCTGGATACTCTAGCCATTATCATCATGTCGTAAAGTCTCTAAAAAATGAGATACTTGAACTCACGAATGAGATACTCGCAAATTCTGCACCTAAGGCAGCCTTCAAGCTTGTAGAGATTATGGAATCATCTAGACCCATCGTACAAGCTAATAATAAACTTGCAGCAGCTCAAACACTATTAGATAGAGTTGGAGTTTCTAAAGTTGATAAGGTAGATGTTAATCATAGCGTGAACTCATCAGGTATCTTTTTAATGCCCGATAAAGCACCTATAGAATTGCCAGAGGAAGATTATGAAGATATATCTGACAGAAGTTGAAGATAATGGTAAGATATACGCAGGACCGAACATACTTGCACTAAACTGGGAAGAAGCTGAAAAAGCTGCTAAATACAACAACCTAATATTAGTAGGTGAGTTTGTTGAAATAGTAACTGAAGGTGGTTTAATGCATTACATAGATAAAGCAGATAGTGCAGAGGTATTACACTAATGACTAAAAAGAAAGACCCAAGACTAGCTAAAGCTGGAGTATCAGGTTACAATAAACCTAAACGTACTCCCAAGCACCCAACTAAGTCGCATGTTGTTGTTGCTAAAGAAGGTGACAAGATTAAAACAATTAGGTTTGGTCAGCAGGGTAAAAAGGTCGGTACACTAAAAGGTACAGCAGGTGCTCCTAAAAAAGGTGAGTCTGCTAGAATGAAAGCTAAGCGTAAGTCTTTTAAAGCTCGTCATGCTAAGAATATTGCTAAAGGCAAGATGTCAGCAGCATGGTGGGCAGATAAGGTGAAATGGTAATATGCCACATGCAGGACACTTTGGAGTAAAATCCGCAGCTAAACGTAACAGAATGGCTCGTAACAAAGCTAGAGCTAAGCAAGTGTCAGATACACAGTTTAGCGATAACTGGGATAAAATTTTTGGAGGTAAAGATGCCAAGAAAGAAAACAACAAAAAAGAAAAGTAAATCTCGAGTTAATGAGGCTGGAAACTATACTAAGCCTACTATGCGTAAGAATCTTTTTAATAAGATTAAAGCAGGTAGTAAAGGTGGTAAACCGGGTCAATGGTCTGCTCGTAAAGCTCAGATGTTGGCTAAACAGTATAAAGCTAAAGGCGGTGGCTATAAATAATGGCTCGACCTAAAGAACAACAAGTAGACTTTGCAGAGCTACAAGAACGTATACGACAACAACAATTAGCTTGTCATAATCAATAGATTTTCGTTCAGCTTGTAAAAGCCGGAAGTAGATAGAAATATCGAAGGAACGCAATGGGTGATGTACGTAAGTACATTGTATTTAATTGCAAACTGGAGGTGAATGTGTTTACTTATAGAGGTACAAAAGTAGCTCCTCAAAAAAGTCAGAAGCCTGTTAAAACTAACAAGCAGATGATTTATAGAGGTGTCAAGCACGAGAAAGCTGCTTAATTTTATTTCCTGAGTAAGAAGCAAAACTGCTCATTTTATTATGGAATTAGCGTTATACACTATTGCTTTTGTTATTGGTTTAACTTTTGGTTTTATTATGTCGCAAATAGTTGTAAATTTAATTTATACGATTACAGAAAAAAATGCCACTAAAAAAAGGAAGTAGTCAAAAAACTATTTCAAAGAATATTAGAAAGCTTAAAAAAGAGGGTAAGCCTCAAAAACAAGCTGTAGCTATAGCACTATCTAAAGCAGGTAAAAATGACAAAAAGAAAAAAAGACCCAAAAGTAGGAACAGGTAAAAAACCTAAAGGTAGCGGTAGAAGACTATATACAGATGAGAACCCAAAAGATACAGTCAGTATCAAGTATGCAACACCTGCTGATGCTCGTGCTACTGTCGCAAAAGTTAAAAAGATTAAAAAACCATATGCTCGGAAGATTCAAATACTTACTGTACTTGAGCAAAGAGCCAAGGTACAAGGCAAACGAGAACAAGCAAACATTGCTAAACGAGGCAAAGAGGCTATTAGGAGACAGCATGGAAAAGGATAAGTATGAGGGTTGGTTTTGGAGTTCGTACACTAAAAAGTTTTATCGTTGGAATGAGTTTATAAAAATAGAGAAAGAATATGGCATTAAAGAAAAGTCAGCGTAGTTTAAAGGATTGGACCAAGCAAAAGTGGAGAACTAAGAGTGGTAAAAAATCCTCGGAAACTGGGGAACGCTATTTACCTGAAAAAGCTATCAAAGCCTTATCGCCACAAGAGTATGCAGCATCAACGAGAAAGAAAAGAGCCGATACCAAGAAAGGTAAACAGTTCTCTAAACAACCAAAACGAATTGCTAAAAAAACAAGACAATATAGAAAAACAAGTTAAAGATATGAAGTTAGTTCCAGATAACTATGTTCGTAGAAAATCATCAACTGTACCTTTTGGTTACGAAGATGATGGACTAATAGATGGTTATTTAAAAGCTATTCCAGAAGACATAGAAGTATTAAATGAAGTAGCGGAGTCTGTTTTCTTAGGTGAAGTTAGTTTAGGTATAGGTGTTGATTGGTTAGAAGCAGAGACAGGTAAGAAAATGTCTCGTATGGGATTAAAAAAATACGTAGATAAGAAGTATGAAAGACTGGGAAAAAAATCCTGAAAAGTACTTGACAAACTCCGATGGGAGCTATATACTTAACAAAGACGGTACTCCACGTAAAAAAGGTGGCAGACCTAAGAACTCAGAATTATCTGATGTTCAATTAGCTATACAAGCTAAAAAGAAGCTAGATAAAAAAACTAGCAAAGTAAAAAAGCTAACTAGAAGTTTAGCAAAAGTTAAAAAAGAATTACAAGGTGAAGAAAAAGCCTTAACATCAAATGTTTTAACTGAGGAAGATACTAAAGTTCTTCCAGAACAAATACAAAAACATTTAGATGAAACAGGTTCACATGTGGCATTTATGCCTAACGATGGACCACAAACAGATTTTTTAGCTGCTTCAGAAAAAGATGTTTTATATGGGGGAGCAGCCGGTGGGGGAAAAAGCTTTGCAATGCTTATTGACCCACTAAGGTATTGTCACATTAGTGCACATAGAGCATTAATACTAAGAAGGTCAATGCCAGAACTTAGAGAACTTATAGATAAGTCTCGTGAATTGTATCCAAAAGCATTCAAGGGAGCTAAGTTCAAAGAAGTAGAAAAGCTATGGCAATTCCCTAGTGGAGCTAAAATAGAATTTGGATTTTTGGAACGAGATGCAGATGTGTATCGTTATCAAGGTCAAGCATATAGTTGGATTGGTTTTGATGAGATTACACATTTACCAACAGAGTTTGGTTGGAATTATCTAGCATCTAGGTTAAGAACAACTGACCCAAACTTACCAACGTATTTACGTTGTACTGCAAACCCCGGAGGAGTGGGAGCACAATGGGTCAAAAAAAGATACGTTGACCCGTCAGAAGAGAATAAAACATTTAAAGGCTCTGATGGTTTAACAAGAAAGTTTATTCCGGCAAGATTACAGGATAATCCGTTTCTTGCTGAAGACGGTGAATATGAGAGAATGCTTAACTCATTACCACCAGTACAGCGTAAGCAATTACTGGAAGGTAACTGGGATATCTCTGAAGGAGCAGCGTTCGCAGAGTTTGAGCCGGGTGTACATGTTATACCACCATTTGAAATACCAACTTGGTGGGAACGTGTAAAAGGAATTGACTATGGATACGCTTCGGAAAGTTGTTGCTTATGGGCAGCAGTTGACCCTGAAGACAAGACCATCATCATATATAGAGAGTTATACGAAAAGGGTCTGACTGGGGAAGCACTTGCTGACAAGATAACTTTAATGGAAGAAAATGAAGTTAAATCTGTAGGTGGTGTACTTGATACAGCAGCTTGGTCTAGAACAGGATATAGTGGACCAACTATCGGTGAAATCTTAGTTAACAGAGGTCATAAATTAAGACGAGCAGATAAGAATAGAGTAGCTGGTAAAGTACAAATACATGAACATTTAAGAGCAGGACATACCGGTAGACCTAGACTACAAATTGTTAATACATGTACAAACTTGATAAAAGAGCTACAAAGTTTGCCTTTATCAAAAAGTAATCCGGAGGATGTAGATACACATTCGGCTGACCACGCATATGATGCATTACGTTATATGATAATGAGTCGACCTAAGATGGACCATCCTTACGATAGAATGTTAAAGATTAAAACAGAATTGTATCAACCGGCTGACAATACTTTTGGATATTAATAAATGGCAGAAAACGATAATACATTTTTAAGTGCTAACAATATCTACGAAGAAGTAGAAGGTGAAGCAGGTAAAAATTTAACATTAGAAGAAGACCAACGTATAAATTTAGTTGGTATTATTCAGTCTCGTTTTTATCAATCAGAAACTGCAAGAGACTCAGACGAAAGACGTTGGTTAAAAGCATACGAAAACTTTCGTGGTCTATATGCTAAGTCAGTTAAATTTAGAGAATCAGAAAAGTCTAGAATATTTGTTAAGATAACTAAGACAAAAGTTCTAGCAGCATTTGGACAATTAGTAGATGTTATCTTTGGTACAGGTAAGTTTCCAATAGGTATATCAGAAACTAAACTACCCGAAGGTGAAAAAGAACACGCATACTTAGATACCCAGAATCCTAATCCCGGTTTAGAAACAACCATACCTGATAATATTGGTAATAGATTAGAAGATGAGCCAGTAGAAAGTATTTATGATGTTGGTTTTGAAGGTGATGGTAGAGTGCTAAAACCCGGAGCTACTTTAGGCACAGGTATGTTTGAAGATAGCCTAGAAGACCAAGCAGAACAATTAGGGTTAAAAGAAGGATTAAGTCCTAATCCACAAGACTTAGAATTATCTCCAGCACAAAAGTCTGCGAGAAGAATGGAAAAACTTATTCATGACCAAATAGAAGAATCTAATGGGTCATCAGAAATAAGAAATGCATTATTAGAATCTGCATTATTAGGAACTGGAATTATTAAAGGTCCATTTAATTTTAATAAAAGATTAAATAACTGGGCAATGAATGAAGAAGGTGCAAGAGAATATTCACCAGTTGATGTTAGAGTTCCTAGAATAGAATTTGTTAGTTGCTGGGATTTTTACCCTGACCCTGCAGCAACTAACATTGACGAGTGTGAATATATAATACATCGTCATAAAATGAACAAAAGTCAATTAAGGCAACTACGTAATATGCCTTACTTTGATAAAGAAGCTATTCGTGAGTGCATTAGATTAGGTGCTAATTACGAAGAAAAAGATTTTGAAGCTCAGTTAAAAGATGATGCAAGAGCAGAAGAATACTCTTCTAACTTTGAAGTCTTAGAATACTGGGGAATCATGGATGCTGAATATGCTCGTGAAGTAGGCATAGATTTAAATGATAGCATTGATGATTTAGATGAGGTACAAATTAATGCATGGATATGTGGTGATAAATTACTAAGAGCAGTAATCAATC